AATCAGAAGCCGAATTAGATGCACGCGTTAAAGCCGCTGTTGCTTCTATCTCTACAGGTGACACAGGTGCTGAGCGCTTGATGGCCGAAGTCGAGAAGCGTTTAGCTACTGCTGAAGAGTCAAGCAAATCAGTTATTGCCGGTTTAGAAGCTGCTTTGAAAGAAAAAGCTTCCGAAATCGAAGCAATCACAAAATCAAAAATGTCTTTCCAAGAAGCCAAAGACGGTATGTCTTATGCTGACAAAGAAAAGGCAGTTATGTTGGGTAAGATGGCTGGTAAGTCATTGGAAGGCACAAAATTTGGTCGCGACATGGTGCAGAAATACGGTGCTCACGTGCCTTCAGCCACATGGGAACTTGAAGTTTCATTGAACATGGAAAATGAAGTTCGTCGTCGCTTAGTTGTTGCTCCTATTTTCCGCAACATTGCTATGCAAACCAACGTTATGACTATTCCAGTGAATCCAGAAGCCGGTTTGGCAACTTGGATCTCCAATAGCGACTTCGGCGCCGCAGCTAGTGCTGGTGCTGCCCGTACTGGTGCTAACGGCGATGCTGGAACACACACCCTCAAAGAAATCACTTTGAACGCATATAAAGTTGCTACTAACGAGTATACTGCATATGAAGAAGAAGAAGATTCATTGTTGGCATTAATGCCTATGATTCGTGACGGTATGATCCGTCGTGTTGCTCGTACCGTTGATCGCGCTTTCTTGCGCGGGGCAGGTTCCGGCTCTGACCCAGTTACTGGTTTAGCTACTTGGGCTAATAACACCACTGCTACTGGTAACACTACTGCTGCTGGTATGAACGTTGCTAAACTGCGTACATTGCGTCAAGGTTTAGGTGCTTGGGGTCTTGATCCTGCTGAAGTTATTTATATCGTTAATACCGATACATATTACAACTTGTTGGATGATACAACTTTCCAAACAATGAATCAAGTTGGTACACAAGCTACATTGTTGACTGGTCAAATCGGTCAAATCGGTGGAAGCCCAGTGTTAGTTTCTGCAGAATTCGCCGCTCCAGCTTCGACTGTTGTTGGTGCTATCTGCGTAAACCCAGGTAACTTTATTGTTGGTAATCAGCGCGGTCTCCGCATTGATACACAAGAATTAGTTGAAACACAGCGTCGCGTTATGGTGGCTAGCCTCCGTACGGGTATGACACGTGTTACCACTAACTTAGGTAACTCTGTTACAAAGCACACTTACACAGCAACCTGATCTGCTAATGTAATTGTTAACAAGACCCTTCGGGGTCTTGTTTTATAAAGGTATAATGTGCCTTTATAAAACAAGTGAGGTATTTATGGCAATAGATTTAGTAACAAAATCTGAATACAAAACTTACATGGGGATTACCAGCACAAATTCAGACTCAGAAATTGATTTCTTAATACCTAAAGTCAGTGACTTGGTAAAATCATACTGCCGTCGCACTTTTGTAGATTTCTACAGCGATATAAAGATTGAATATTTTGATGGTGGCTTTAAAGAACTTTTATTAAAAGAAAGCCCTCTTGTAACAATTGCATCAGTGCAGTATAGTGCAGACTATGGTAAGACTTATACAACTTTAACAAAATTCACAGACTGGGCTATAAGAGGTGACTCCGTAGTGAGTTTGACTCCTGGCGGATTTCCTGAAGCAATTAACGGATATAAAGTAAGTTACTTTGGCGGCTACGACCCAATTCCAGGCGACTTAAAATTAGCAGTATTAGACTTAATTGAATACTACTCGCGTAATAATGGTGCTGTACACAGTAGCCGTGACTTAAACCCTAACACTACACAAATTAATTACGTTGCGTCAACTAATTTGCCCGCTACAATTAAGCGTGTGCTAGATCAATACGTAGCGGACTTTACATAATGGCAGCAAAGCAAGTAACTCTAGATGATTTAATAAATAGTCTAGATCCTCAAATAAGAGCCTTGCTAGAAGAAAATACTAGAGAAGTACTTGACAAAAGGCCCACTATATTAGATATAAGCTATAGTAGTTTGCTGATAAATAACAAAGATAGTGTAGAAGATTTTAAAATATTTCATTCTATGTTATTAAAAGTAGTTCGAGAAAAAGCTCCACGAGTATATCCAAGTATTGAACAAATCCCAAGAGGGTATTTCCAAGGATCTACACCTTATTTAGTATATATTAATGGCGGACCAGAAAGACAGTTTTTAATTGCTAAATCTGTAGACCCTATTAGAAAATTTATAACTGACAAAGTATCTAAAGATCCAAGGCTAGTAGATAGTATATTTGGACTACGTAAAGAAGAAACTGAAGTCCTAAATAGAAAAGGCATCCCTACAGGCGATGTAAAGACTAAGTATATTACTAAAGTAGATATAGGACATGCAGCAACTGAGGGCGAGCTAGCTCCCGTTGCTATTTCTCCACTAGCATATAAACTATACGGCTTAGTAGAGTTTGGTGAATTTACTGGCAGCCCTGTAGCTAAGTATGCTACAGATGCCTTAAATAAGTTATATGCGCTACAGGCAGACGTAGAGTATAGTTTTAAAAATAACGCTCCGCAAGTAATAGAAGCAAGTGAAAAAACACTAGGCGATCTTTTTGTTGTTGTAACACTACATACCTCTGAATTAAATCAACAATTTTCCGATCAAGAAAAACGTATATTTGCCGATTTAAAAAGAAAAATTGCTCTACTGGCTAATAAAGCTATCAGAGACAAGTTTTTAATGGAAAACATTAAAGGCTCAAATACTGTTACCCAAGACATTGAGCAAGCATTAGTAAGCATATTAAAAACTGGTAAAGTTAAATTAGCTAAACATACGGCTAATAAAGGCAAGTCTAAAAAAGAACAGATAAATGTAAATAAACCGCCAGGTACTACTACTAAGATAGTTTCTAAAGTAGCTAAACCCGGCACTAATACTAAGCCGCCACCTAGTACAACTTTAATTAACTTAACTGTATTAATCAACAGTCAATTACAAGATGTAATTAGTGCAAGTATGGGGGATGGTAATAGTCGTAACGTTTTAAATTATCGTACAGGTAGATTTGCCAGTACTGTTAAAGTAGAGCAACTATCTATGAGCAAAGCAGGAATGATTACGGCTTTTTACTCGTACATGAAAAACCCATACGCAACATTTAGCGCAGGCGGACGTCAGGCAATACCTGCAACCAGAGACCCTAAACTACTAATCGCTAAATCCATTAGACAAATTGCGGAACAAGTAGTAACTAATAGGTTAAGGGCGGTACCATTATGACAAAAAGAATTAGTATTGTAACAGCCTTGGCTGAAAAATTTAAAGTAATAGATGGAAATGCTCCGTATACTTCGGATCTATTTGATAACAGTTATCCTAAACTTAAGTTTTGGGACGAAGTTCAAGACTTTCCTTGTGTATATCTTACAGCAGGCACAGAAATACGTGAGTACCATCCGGCCGACTTTATTTGGTGTTTTCTAAACATCAGTGTCAAAGTATACGTACGTAGCGAAAACGAAGCCCAACAGCAGTTAGAAGATTTAATAAACGATCTCGAAACTGTAATCAACGATAATCGTGTATTAGTATATGACGTTACTAATAACCTTTCAACTACTGAAATATTAATTCAGTCAATAACTACTGACGAAGGGCTGTTAGCTCCTTATGGTGTCGGTGAACTCAATTTACAAGTGCGCTACGCATTAGTATAACTCGGATTTATACAAGTACGACAACAGATAAATATCTAGTCACAGTGCTTAAGTATTTCCAAAAAATCATAAAGGAAAGAGTATGGCATTAAATTTAATTCGCAATAGTCGCGTATTTTTCACGACTAATCTGGATACAAGTAATCGCGTAGCCGCTACAGGTTTTACCGCTACAAATACGTTTGAGATTCAAGTTCAAGACGGGTTCTCATTCTCACAAAATACAGGTACTGAAACAGTTACCTTAAACGAAGCTGGTGCAACACCAGTTCGTGGTCAACGCAGTTTCAACACTAGCTTAGAGCCAGTTGATTGGAATTTTGCTACTTATATTCGCCCTAAGTTTGAAGAAGGCACTGTAATTAACGTTGCTGCCGATGCTGACGATTATATTGGTTGCGAAGAGTCAGTGTTGTGGAACGCCATGGCCGGAACTACAGCTATTGGTGGTGCAGGCGCTGGTTGGACAGCTACTCCAGGTCTTACTCCAGTTTCTAAAGTTGCTTTTAATAATTCTAACGCTCACCAACTACAAGCCTTTGGATTAATTATTGTATTTGAAGCAGTTGCTTATGCAATTGATAATTGCGCTGTTGATTCTGCTACTATTGACTTCGGTTTAGATGCTATTGCTTCTGTTACCTGGGCTGGTAAAGGTACTTCAATGCGTCAATTAGCTTCTGTCACAATCGCAGCTCCTAGTGCTGGCACTGTTGCTTTAAGCGGCGGATTAGCTGGAGTAGCTAAGTACAAAGATACTGATGCTAAGTATATTGCTAACAAGCTGTCTACAATGAGCATTGCTGCACTGGCTTTTGGTGGACTGACTGCTAAAAGTTACACTGTAGCTATTACTGGTGGTAGTATTACTATCAATAATAGCTTGACATATTTGACACCCGCTAATTTGGGTGTGGTTAATCAACCTATTACTTACTTTACTGGTTCACGTGCTATTTCTGCTACTGTAACTGCCTATCTAAAGACAGGTACAAATGAAAGCGCCCAGTTGTTAAGTGACTTGTTAACTGCTAGCTCAAGCTCTACAGAAAACAAATTTGCTGTAACAGTTGATTTAGGTGGATCAAGCAATGCAAACCGCATGAGCTTGTCGATGCCAACAACTATGTTGACAATTCCAACAATTACTTCTGAGCAAGTTATTTCTACTTCAATTACTCTGAACCCACAAGGTGCAGCTGTAGGCGGTGCGTACGATATTGAAGCTAAAAACGAACTTGAAGTTTCTTATTACGCAATAGCTTAATTAGTTATTGCACTTTTATAGAGACTGGGTTGATCTCCAGTCTCTCTTTTTAAAACTTATTATTATAAAATGACTACTCTCTCTTTAAAAACACTGCTAGTTCCTTCTAAATCAGTACAGGTAGAATACCCTGGCATGCCTGGTTTTGTTGTTGATTTAGCATTTTTATCTCGCGAAACACTTTTGTCGATTCGTAAGAAGTCTACTAAAACAAGCTTCAAAAACCGTCAAGCAGCAGAAGAATTTAATGAAGATTTATTCTTGCAACTATATGTTGAGAATGCTGTTAAAGGATGGAAAGGGTTTAAATTAAGTTATCTTGAGCAACTAGCTCCAGTTGACCTAAAAGGCCAAAACATGGATGACGAACTAGAGTATACGCCTGAAAATGCGTTGTACTTAATGAAAAATTCCAGTAATTTTGACGGATTTATTAGCGAACAGGTTTCAGACCTGGGAAACTTTTCGACGACCAACTCCAGCAAGTAAACGCACAGTTGGTCAACTATATTCAGAATATGGGTCTTGGTATGACCAAAGAAGCGTATTTTGAAATGTGTGAAACGATGGGCTCAGACCCTGTAGAGTCTGAGATCCCCGTGGAATTTGAAGACTTTCCATTAGAAGTACAACAAGCATTTAATGCTTATCGAATGTTACGAGACGAGTGGGATACTATGAATGGTAACTACTTAGGTAAGTCTTTGATAGGTGTAAAAGATGTTTTTGAAGCTACAGAGATTGAACCGTTCGAACAGAAGTTTATTGTCATGCTAATACGTATGATTGATAACGTAAGATCAGACGAAATCAATAATAAGAAAAAGATGGAAAAGCCCGCTAACTAAAAATTGGCGGGCTTTTTTACGTTAAAAATTTTTTGGTTTGACAAAAGTGTGGTTGCATGTTATAATGTACTCTAGTCAAGCTATTAAAAGTTTTTAGCCACCAACCCTAAAAAGGAGTAACGATGGCATCAAATCAAGTTAATATTAATTTAAGCCTACAGGATCAATCGAACAGTATAAAGAAGCGTACTGACGATGTCAAAACCTTAAATAAAGAATTACAAAAATCACAGAATCTAGCTACTGGTACTAAATCAGGTAGTAGAGCAGCTGCAGCCAGTTACAGTGCAGCTGAAAATATAGAGTACGGACGTGCTCGTGGATCTATGGGATCTACTGGAGCAAGCGGACGAGACTTTGCAAACCAAGCACAAGGTCTTGGTGGATTAGTGCGCTTATATGCTACTTACGCAGCCAATGTATTTGCTGTAAGTGCGGCTTTTAAAGCATTAAGTGATGCTATGGATACTACCAACATGATTCGGGGACTAGACCAACTGGGGGCAGCTAGTGGTGTTGCTTTGGGTGGTTTAGCTAAGCAATTTGCCGCCGCAAGCGAGGGCTCTATTAGCTTACGTGAAGCTATGGAAGCAACGGCTAAAGCAACATCAGCTGGAATGAGTAAAAAACAGTTGTTAGAGTTAGGTACTGTTGCCAAAGGTGCTAGTCAAGCCCTTGGCGTAAATATGTCAGATGCAGTTAGTCGTTTGACTCGTGGTATCAGTAAGCTTGAGCCTGAATTGTTAGATGAATTAGGCCTATTTACAAAAGTAGGTAAGTCTGCTGAAGACTATGCCAGAAGTGTAGGAAAATCTGTAGATAGTTTAACTGACTTTGAAAAACGTCAAGCTTTTGCAAATGCAGTGTTAGCCGAAGGTCGTCAAAAGTTTGGTGAAATTGCTGCTACAGCAAATCCATACGATAAGCTATTAGCTAGTTTAAAAAATGTTGCTACACAGATACTTAGTGTAGTTAATACAGTTATTGCGCCCATTGCTAAAATTTTAGCTGATAATACTGCTTTAATTGGAATTGCAATTGCAGCAGCAGCCATAAAGATTACTCAACAAGCACTGCCTGCATTAGCAGGTTGGAGAATTGGTTTAAAGTTTGCGGCAGA